GCTTCGACTAATCTATGGCCCCCCGCAAGAAAGTCCCGACTGTTAGCCTCCGCACCCAGCCAGCCAAGCCGACGGCCCGCAAGGGTACGCCGAAGGCCAAGGCCGCCGGCAACTCTCGGTCTGGTTTTAATAACCAGTATAGCGGCAACCAGTGGGGCAGCACCGTCCAGACCTACGCTCGCCGCGTCATCTACGCTCCGCAGCCGGATGACATGCGCCGCGACATGTCCCCATGGGACCGCAACGAGATGGTCAAGAAGTGCCGATGGGCCGAACGGGAATCCTCCCTTTTCCGTAGCATCCTAAATGACCTGGTCATCTACGTCTCGGGCGATGGCATCAGGCCGCAGTCCCACGCCAGCGACCCTGACGTTGGCCGGCAGTATGAAGAATACTTCGCCCGCGAATCCAAGCGCATCGACGTATCCGGCAAGTCGTTCGCCCAGTGTCAGTCCATCCTGGTCAGGGCGATGGTCCGTGACGGCGATGCCTTCGTCATCAAGGTCGTCAACGGCGACCGCGCCCAGATCCAAGTCGTCGAGGCCCACCGCGTGGGTGACCCGACCGATTCCGACACTCCCGAAGATTGTTGGGACGGCATTGGCTTTGGGAAATATAACGAAGTTCGGTATTACAATGTTTACCAGGCTGACGGCTCCTCCCGCAAGGTTGAGTCTCAATCGGTCATGCACGTCGTCGACATGGAAACGGCTTCGGGCGCCCGTGGCGTTCCAGTGCTTCAGTCCAGCCTGTGCGGAGTCCAGGATGTGAAAGAAATCCTCGAGCTCGAGCGGCGCGCAGTGAAAGATAACGGGGACGTTACAAGGGCGATTTTCAAGGGCTCAGGATTTCTCGATGAAGAAGCGGCTTCTGAAATCTCGTCGAACAATAGCTCGGCAGAGAACCTTGCCAGCCAGATGGGCGGCAAGGCCATCGTGCTCGAGAGCTCTGATCGCTTCGAGTCGTTTGAAAGCAAGCGCCCCAATTCTACTTTTGTCGGATTCCTAGCGGCGCTCGAGAAAGACATTTGCTCAATCCTCCCTTACGAATTCGTTAAGGACGTCACATCGGCCGGCGGAGCTGGGGTCAGGCTCGTGACCGCCAAGGCCGCACGGGTTTTCGGTAAATACCAGAATGTGCTTCTGGAGACCTTTTGCCAGCCCACTTGGGAATATATCATTTCTTCTGGTATCGCTAAGGGCGACCTGCCTGACGACCCGCGTTGGTGGTCTACCTCTTGGACAACCCCCAAGAGCGTTACTGTCGATGCCGGCCGTGACGCGGCCAACGATCGCGCCGACATTGAGATGGGCCTGATGAGTGTCAGCGAGCTCTACGGCCAGCGCGGCCTCGATTTCTCCACTGAAATGGAATTACGCGCCAAAGATATGGCGTACATCCAAGAGCTCTCAAAGCAGTACGGCATCCCCTTCGAGCTACTGTTCCGCCCGACAAACACCCCTCTCGGTACTGTCTCACAAGTCGACCAGGCTGACCCGATGCCCGGAACAACCCTCAACAAATAAAATGTCCCGCTTCCTCTCCCATGCACTCAAGGGCCGTGAGCCGATGCTCATCGACCCGGCCAAGGCTCAAGACTTCTCGGTCATGGCCGAAAAGTTCGGCTTCACTGATATGCTCGCCCAATTCTTTGGCGTGGCCCCCGTGCCTTATGTCCAGAATGGTGTCGGCGTTATCCCGATTGCCGGCGTGATCGGCAAGAACCTGAGCCCTATCGAAAAGATGATGGGCGCCGTCGACGTCAACGACCTGTCTATGGCCGTCGACCTGTTCGCCGCGGACCCTGCGGTCGAAAAGATTGCCTTTAACATTTCCTCCCCTGGCGGTACTGTCACCGGCGTCGAAGAGCTGGCCAAAAAGATTCGCGACCTCGAGAAGCCGACCATGGCTTACACTGATAGCGAGATGGCTTCGGCCGCATACTGGCTAGGAAGTCAGGCCGATAAAGTGACCGTGTCTAGCTCAAGTTCCGTAGGCAGCGTCGGCGCCTATATGACCGTGCCAGACATGTCCAAACTCTACGAAGACTCCGGCGTGCGCATGGTCGTCATCAAGTCGACCGGCTCTCCCCTCAAGGGCGCCGGCATCGAAGGCACGTCCCTCTCTGACGAGCAAGTCGCCGACCTCCAGGCTGGCGTCGATTCCATTCACGAAGACTTCAAGGCCGCCATCCGATCCAAGCGGGCGATGGTCGCCGACTCCGCCCTCCGCGGGCAGGTCTTCTCGGGTAAGCAAGCCGCCGCCCAGGGCTTGGTCACCGGCCTAGCCGATTCCTTCTCCAAAGCATTAGCCTCATTCTAACATGCCCCGCATCTTTACCGACATCGACGACACTATCCTGAAAGACGGCCAGCCCGTCGAGCGCGTCATCGATTACATCGACGCCCACGGCGAAGAGGTCGTTGTCCTGACGAACCGCCCCGAGGCCGACCGCGATAAGACTGTCGCCGACCTCGAGGCCATCGGCTTTGAGTACGACGCCCTGATCATGAATGACTCCGGCGCCGAAGCCCCTGCCTTCAAATCTGGCGTCGTCAAGGCCGAGCTCGATGCCGGCCGTCCCGTCGACCTGTTCATCGACAACCGCCCCGACACTCGCGCCGCCGTTGCCGCCCTGGGCGTCGAAGTCATGGACCCTGCCGATGTTCCTGAAGTGGTCGAAGAAGACGCCGCGGAAGAAATCCCAGTCGAAGCCCCTATCGTTCCCGAAGCGAAGGTTGCCAATCTTGGCAGGTTCAAGATGACTATCGAAGAACAACTCGTCACGGCCGCGTCCGCCCTCTCGGGCCTTACCGCCGAACGCGACGACCTCCGTGCCACTGTCGAGAAACTCACCGTCGGCGCCACCGCCGAGCTCGAAGGCCTCAAGGTCGAAGCCGCTACCCGCGAGACTTCCATCGCTACGCTGACCGAAGCCCTCAAGGTTTCCGAAGCCGCCCTTGCTGAATCCCTGGCTAAAGTCTCTGAGCTCGAAGCCGTCAAGGCCAGCGCCTCGAAGGAAGCCGCCAAGATCGTGGCCTCCTTTGGCACCGAGCCCGTCGAGCTGCCGAAAGGCGACTCGCCCAAGAAGATGAGCGCCGATGACATCAAGGTTGCCTATATGGCCATCCCTGCCGGTCAGGCCCGCATCGCTTTCTTCAACGCCCACAAGGCCGCTCTCATTTCGTAATTTCCCCAACCCTCCCTACCTAACACATACCTATGGCTACTGTCCTCCCCACCGCTCCGGCTATCCTGTCTGACTACATCGTCCAGACTGTCGCCGGCAAGCTGCCCATCCTCAACAACGTCTCGACCAACCTGTCCGCCTCTGTCGGCCGCGCTGGCAAGACTGTCTTCGTCCCGATCATGGGCTCCGGCACCGCTTCGGAATTCAACAAGGCCTCCAACACCCTCGCGGATGTTGACGGCGCCACGATGACCAACTCCTCGGTCACCCTCAAACACTTCAAGTACGTCGACGAATTCTCCCCCCTGGACATCCAGGAGTTCGGCATGAATTACCTCATCAACGCTTACGCGAAGACGGCCGCTCAGGCCATCGTCGACAAGTGCTGGGACGAAATCGGCAGCGTCTTCACCGCCGCTAACTATGCCACTCAAGATATCGTTACCGTCGCCAACTTCGGCTATGACGACGTTGTCCAGGCTCAGTTCCTGCTCGACTCCGCCAAGGCTGGTCAGCCCCGCTCCTTCCTCGTCGGCAACGGCTACCTGAAGGCCCTTCGCAATTCCGCTTCGCTCGTCAGCTCCCTCAACCCGTCCGCCAACACCGTTGTCACCACCGGCAACGTCGGTCAGGTCGCCGGCATGGACATCTACCAGTGGAACCAGATCCCTGCCAACGGCGAGAATCTCGCAGGTGTGGCCATGGGACCCGATTCGTTGCTGGTGGCCACTGGGGTGCCTCTGTCCGAAATCGCTGGCTTCAATTCCAGCGTCGCTACCTCCGAGTCCGGCCTGTCGATTCAGGTGCTCGTCGGTCAGGCTGAAACGGGCAACATCCGCTGCATCGCGCAAATCTTGGTGGGCGCCGCAAAGGGACGCTCGACCTCCCTCGTCCGCTACGTCACGGCCTAATCGGTCTGACGATAAAACGAAGGGCTCCGCAAGGGGCCCTTTTTTTGTGCCTGTTTGCCAATGGTCGCAGGTTTAGAATGAGCCTCTTTGCTGAATTCCTGCCAGACGCTAAGGAGATGGTGGCCGACTTCCCAGTGGCCGGCTCGGCTAACTCTGGGGCGATTACATTCTCCTGCCTTATCTCCGACCCTGCCGTCCAGACCGTCCTCGAAGCAGGTGGGTATTGTGAGCGGACCCAGTATAGTGTCAGGCTACCCGCCGCAACGGCCTCCTGGAGCCTTCCAGACGGCTCTACGGGGGCATCGGCGGCCATCATCGTGGGAGGAGCCGTCATCCCATCCCTTGCCCAGGGGAAGAAGATTGTGGCCGGGGGGAAGACCGTCCGCATCACGACCCAGACCTACAAGCCTAATTCGGCGTGGGTGACCCTGCTAGTTATCGACGATAACCAGTAATGGCCTCGAAGGTCTCCATCGAGCCAAAGTCCCTGCAACAGTTCGTCGAGGCCTGTCGCCAGTTTGCGGCCGGCATGAAGATCACCATGCGCGACGCCGTCCTCGAGCAGGGCATGTTAGCCTGTCAGGACGCCGCCAAGTTTACCCCTCCTATGACCAAGGGGGGAGGCAACGGCCTGAGCTCCGCGGCGCGCAACGCCGGCCTCCAAGCCGTATCTGGGGACATCTCTAAAATCTTCGTGGCCGCGAACGATGCGACCAACAGGTCAGCCGTCGGCCTGATCGTAAACCAGATTGCCTTTGCAGTTAAGTCAAACGACGTGGGCGCCTTCACGCGGCTGACGACTGGGGGCAAAGCCCTTAGCCAGATTAGCAGTAAAAACATTTTATCCAAGATTGTGCAGGATACCGACAAGGCTCGAGCGTTTGCCAAGGCCAAGAATTTCCTGAACCGGGCAACCCCTGTGAAGAACGAGTACGGCACGCAGGGCTTCGTCACGAACCTGCGGTCTATCCATGACCAGGTCAAAGGTCGCTTTGGCGGTCGAATCAGGAAAGGCCAGAAGGCCGTATCTGCCAAGCTGCTCGTCGAAGACAAGGGCGAGCTGAACGACTACATCCTCAAGCGGCAGCAGATGGTCGGGGCCGTCAAGTCAGGATGGGCCAAGGCTATGGCCAGCCTTCCTCGGCCAAAGGATAACAACGGCCAGCAGGGCGAACCCGGTGCCGAGCTACGAAAGGCCACATGGGTGACCTTGCATTCTAGCGTTCCTGGCTACAATCAAAGCGCCTTCACCGACAAGATCGCGGAAGTCTCTATCACCAACCCTATCGGCAACATCAACGGCATCGCCAC